GGCGCAGCCGTCAACACGTTGACCTTTTCGCGGCCTCTGGTCGGCGCAACCTCATTGTGCGTGCTGCCGCCTTTCGTCTGCGTACCGAAGCCGCTGAAGTTCTCGCCGGCGATGAGGATAGGCGACTCCATGATCTTGTGGTCCTGGTCAAGCACGTGCGACGCAAGCGAGTTTAGTTCATCCACTGCCGCCAAATTGCGGATGGCCGGCTGTCCGTACCGTGCGCCCGTGTCGCTGTGCTTGCACCACACGAGCGGCGCGAATCCATACGGGTTATCGTATTCGGGCTCCAAATCCTCGCTGTACGCATACAAGCGATTGTCGCGCATGGTGGCGATGCGCTCGGCGTCAACTTCCTTGCGGTACGTGTGCCGGCGCTGCGTGTCCTCGTCGAAGTAGTCATATTCGATGGCGTAGGATTTGACGTTGCCGGACGGTGACAAACTCAGATCACAAATGTACTGTGGCCATACAATGTCGAGGCTCACTTTGCCCCGTTCCGGGTCATCCGCCACCTCTACGGCCACGTCCCCCAACGCTGCGCCGTACCGCACAAATACGCCTTTTCCGCTTTGCCAGTTGGACCACTGCCACAACTGCGCCACGGCATCCAGCAAAACCGGGTCCGTATCCTCAGCGAACGGGATAGCCGTCATCACGCCATCAGGAATAGCATCGTAATCCACGGTGAGCACGCCGGGGTATATCATGCCGGCGTAAAAGTCTACCAGACGCCGAACAGGGTTGTGGATGCTGCGGATGAAACGATATAGACCATAGCGCGACTTGTACGCCGCCCATGTGCTGGCGTCGTCGTAGATTTCGTTAGTGTACAAAGCCCAAAGATGCGCATAGCGCGCCTGTTGCAACTGCTCGCGCTCGATGCTATGCGTGTACTCGCCGGCCTGGTAGACGCGCCGGAATGTGCGTGCTGCTTCTGCTGATGCCATGCCGATTCTGCTCCAAAAGTTCATAGTGTCACGCCTGCCATCCGAATGCCTGTGCTAATGCTGCTGGGTCCGTTTGCCGGTGCGCTCCATACCACGCCAGCGCCAACGCCATCACCGTATCGTCGTGCATACCCGGCGGCGCATTGTAGCGCATAAGACCGGACGGCAAGCGCTCCATTTCGTAAGCCTGCAGCTCGCCTATCTGCGTTGCATCGTTTAGGATGCGCAATTCGCCACGCTCGAAGGCCAGTGCCAAAGCATCAATGACCTGCGTTTTCGTGGCGTTTGTCGTCGTAAATGGCTGCACCGGCAGCCCGTCACGCTGCAACTGCTCAATAAGCGGCTCGCCGATGCTGTTGCGCTCTGCCACAATGGCAGACACTCGAAACAAACGAGCCGCCTCACGCAGCCGGCTAGTTTGCACGGCATAGTCAATCTGGTTGAAGCGGTCCATGTAAATTTGTTCGTTGCGGTCCGCATCAATGATCGTCAGCACGGTGAAGTCGTCCAGCTTGCCCCAGTCCACGCCCATAATGTACGTGCCACGCTGCGCCGATGGTATCGCCTTGGCCGTCGCAGCACTCATGACTTTGCGAAAGACGCCGCCGGCATCGTCGAGAAATTCCGCCAAGAATTCCTGAGCGAACACGCGTTCGGGCAGCGTTTCTTTGGCTGCATCA